AAAGCATGACTGCATCTGAATACGTTTCCATATATGCCTTCGCCATAAGAAGACTAAAAGAAGTTTTGAAGTGCTTCGATGGACCTGCCCAAATGGTCAGACCAGGGACGAAGCCACCATTAATTTTACCACTCAATGCAATGTTGATTGCAGGCACTGTCGTGCGGATCATGTCCTTGGCATTGAAGAACTTGGAATCAGACAGAATATCTGAATCCTTGATTGTGGTATTCTTACGCAATTTATTTAATAGGTCTGACATAACTTCTCCTTGTCTGATTGTCCCAGTATATACGATATATCTTTATTTGTACACCATTAAGATGCGAGAATCTTATTTAATTTAGTAATGAAGAGATCGATCTTCTCGGCACGATTAGGCCAGTTGATGATCGGGTTTTTATCTGCATCTTTCTTTAAATTTACAAGTAAAGGCATGATGGCAGCATACATTGCATCTGCCTTATCGTTGCCTTCTTGTTTGATTTCTTCTTCAGATGAAGTCGTGAAACCAAAATCAAAGTCTAAGTCTATATCTAGTTTAGCCATTAATAACTCCTATTGTCCAGTTTTCAGCGCAATCTTCTGCGTATCGTAATGTTTTGTCTTTTAAAACTCGCGTTTCAATATGCTCATCATTTTCAAAAAACTTGACATAGTAATAATCATCATAGCTTTGCTTATGCAATTCAGCTCGACGGTTTGCATATTTTCCATTACCATTGTATTCTGTTACCATCATGAGAACCAATCCTCCAGTGTTGCGCGTTTTTCTGCTTGCCATCCCATGGTGTTAGTGATCGACTCGATAGGGCTGAGATAGCCTTTCTCGAACTGCACCGCATAGTCGATGTAAGCTTCCATCTTCAATTCTTTTGGTAGACCATTCGGACACGAGATGACATAGTCTTGTGTCGGATTTGGGTTTTTCAAGTATGCAAACTTAATCTTCTCACCGCTGGTAATGGATTGATATTTATTCGTGAGTTTCTTCTTCTTCAACATTTCGTTGTAGACCACAGAACCACGAACATGGATAGGAGTCTGGCTTTGGAACCTACCACCTACCCAATATTTCTCGATGTCCTTGACACCGCGAGTGAAAGCCACGTCGTCAAACCCAAGAGATGAAAACTCTGACTTGAAGTTGGCGACATACTTCTGAAGATCCGATTCGGATCCAGCCATGATAATCTCGAGAGACTTCTTAATGGCATCACGACATGCAGTCGGAGTCGAGGATCGAACTGCTTCGATGCCTGTCATCTTCAACTTCGGCTTCTCATACTCAACGCCTTCAGAGTTCCACACATTCAAGATGTACATCTTCTTGGCTTTCCAGATACCCTTATCGGCGATGTTCTCTCGCTTCATTTGCATCTTCTGATCGTATGCACGCATATATTCGGCAAGCTCTTGATAAGAACGATCGATGAATGGTTCGATACGTTCCTTACAGATCTTGTCGATATACTGAATCACCTTCTTGGTTTCAGGGATATCATCACCGAATACATTCTTGACGAGATATTCGAGAGTCACATACACTGAATCGGTATCGGAAGCCAATACATAGTCAAAGTTTTCCGTCTTCAACAGTTTGTTGAGATAGTCATTCAACTTGTTCTCTATCCAACGAATGCTTAGCTGACCAGAGGTGGTAATGGCTTCGGCATTGTTGACGTCAAACCAACGGAACCACTTGTTGCCGAGAGCACCATAAGCCGAGTTTAACTGAATCTTCTTGGCCATCTGCATGTTATCGAGACGTGCAATTTCTTTGATAAGATGAGGTTCTTTCGTCTTCTCGTATTCTTTCTTGCACTTGATCATCTGCTTCTTATATCGAGTACGATCATCATACATGCGATCCATAATCGATGGCAAGAAGCCACGCTTGGACTTATCATAAATACAAAGGTTGGCAGCGATAGTACAGTTCGTTTTATCAAGATAGTCACCGAACTGACTAGCGCCACCAACAAGTAGGTCGTCGATCGACACCTTATCTTTCAAGCGTGTAACAAGAGTCTCGGGCGAGATGTTGTACTGCATGATAAGGTGAGGATAAAGGGAGTTTAGATCGAACGACACAACCCATTTACTCATGCCGACCTTCGGATCTTTGACATATCCGCCTACGAAGGCTCGGTCGGGTTTATTCTTATCGTTAAGAGGAACCACGATGTTTCGATCGAGAAGATAGTTGTGAGTGATCACGTCCCATTGCTTCACGGTTGCCATGGTATCTTCATAGTTTACTTTGGCGTCATAAGCCAAAGCATAGACCAATTCGATCAACTTTAGCTTATCTTCAAGCCTCTCAACGATTTCAACATCTCGAACGTTGTATTCGATATAGAGTTGAAAGTTTCTGAGACGAAGGTCATCAAGATCGGTGTATCCTTCGTCTCGATAGTCAATCTTACCTTCGCCTAACTCGACTTGAGCGATGTAGTCAAGTCGGTAAGATTCCTGCTCTGTGTACGTAAACTTCCTGTAGAGTTTGATGTAATCAAGGACGGCGATGCCGATAGGGGCATAGCAAACACAGTCTCGTCCACGGCTGTTAACTTTGTATTCACGAAGTATTTTCCAGGGAGAGAGGCGTTCAGCGTGATCAGATCCAAGAACTTTTCGAATCCTGTTGACAAGATATGGGATATCGAAGAACTCGATGTTCCAGCCTGTGACAACGTCAGGCGAATAGAGTGATCCGTTCCAGACCTCGAGAAAGGCGAGTAAGAGTGCAGATTCGTCTGCGCATTTGTAATATTGTACATTGTCTTGATGCTCCTGATATTCACCGCAACCAAACGTAGTCTTTCTACCATTGCGGCCGATGGTAATCGCTGTGATTTCATTGTCTGCTTTCTCGATATCAGGAAAACCGCCTTCGATGCTGGTCTCGATATCGATCGAACAAACTGAAACGAGGGCGGGATCATACTTGATCTCACCCTTATACTTGTCATAAATATACATGTAAGGCCAATCAGAGAGGCCATAGATGTTCATGCCCGCTACGTTCTCGTAACTTTGCAGAAACTCTCGCGTCTCAGACATGGAATCGAATTGCATCTTACCTACATATTCACCTTTCAGGTTCTTATGCTCGGTTTGTGCACTTGCTTGAACGAATAAATAAGGTTTGTATTTCACAGAAAACTTGACAGGTTTGCCGTCAGATATTCCGCGAACTAGAATTTGATTTCGATGACGAGTAACATTGGTATAAAAATTCATTGGATCTCCAGTATCTGGCCGCATTATTAGTTATACTCTAAAACCCAAATAAAGTACATAGCAAAAGGCGATAATAAATGAAATTAACTGAACATTTTTCTTTGGCAGAGATGATTGTTTCTCCTACTGCAAAAAGACTCGGACTTAGTAACACTCCAACTCCAGAACATATCGAGAATATGCGTTACTGCTGCGAAAAGATTCTCGAACCAGTTCGTAACCACTTTGGCAAACCAGTTCAAATCAACTCGTCTTATCGTGCACCGTTGGTAAACAAGGCAGTTGGCGGATCGAAGACATCACAGCACGTCAATGGCCAAGCGATCGACTTCGAAATTCCTGGTATTGACAACAAAACTGTTGCCGATTGGATCGGTGACAATCTCGAGTTTGACCAAATCATTCTCGAGTTTTACACCAAGGGTGATAAGAATTCTGGTTGGGTTCATGCTTCGATTAAGAAGACTGGCGGTAATCGTAAGATGCGTATGATTGCTTCGAAGTCGAAGGCAGGCGGTACCGTCTATACACAGGTAGCTGACTTTGATCCATCGACGACAAAGGCAGCTGGGGCTCCTTCAATCGCCACAGCGCCAAAGCAAGCGCTTCCTCAGTCGTCTCCGGCGGCTCCTTCAAAGGTATCTGGTCTTGGTCCATTAGCTGCACTCCAAACTAAATGCGGCATTACTGCCGACGGTAAATGGGGACCAGGAACTTATGTGACCGCCAGAGATTATTTCAAACTATCGAATTCTCAGGCAGCTCACTTCTTCGGTCAGTGTGCTCACGAGTCAGGTGGGTTTAAGGTATTCTCTGAGAACCTGAACTACTCAGATAAGGGACTCAACGGAACCTTCCGAAAGTATTTTCCGACGGTCGCTTCGGCTGCAGGTTATGCTCGGAAGCCAGAGAAGATTGCAAACAAAGTGTATGCTAATCGGATGGGGAACGGTTCAGAAGCCTCTGGAGATGGTTGGAAGTGGCGCGGTCGTGGTCCAATCCAACTGACCGGGAAAGACAACTATACAGCTTTTGCCGCTGACGTAAAACGACCTGACGTCTTAACGAATCCAGATCTTGTGGTTGGTGAGTTGGCTTTTGAGTCTGCATTATGGTTCTTCCGTAAAAATGGATTGCTTGCAATTGCAGAAAAAGGCGTAACCGATGCCATCATCACTCAAATCTCGAAGCGAGTGAATGGCGGTACACACGGTCTTGATGATCGTTTAAAGAAAACAAAACAATACGCCAATTGGGGATAAGTTGAAGGGGAGCTTTCGCTCCCCTTCTTTTTACTTAGTCTTACCTTCTGCCAAGAATTCGGCAGCTTGTGACGGATACTCTTCGTCAGGATCCTGAATGTGGATCTTCTTTGGCTTCTTATGCTCAGGAATAATAGCTTCCAAAGCAATCTTCAGAATACCATTCAGAAGAGAAGCTCCGCGAATCTCTACATTATCTGCAAGATTGAACGTGCGAGTAAATGGGCGATTCGCAAGTCCTTGATATAAGAATGCCGGCCAAGTCCACTCGCCTTTCGAATCCTGCTCTGCAGGTTCGCCAGACTGAACATTGCCTTTGATGATTAGCTTATCTTCAGCAAGTTCTATCTCAAGATCTTGTTTACCGAAACCAGCAACAGCCATCTCGATAAGATACTTGTTCTCATCAATCTTCTTGATATTGTATGGGGGATAGTTTTGAGCTGCCTTTACAGTCTGCTCTGCAGCTTCTGACATTCTCTTTACGATTGGATCGAACCCTACAAAAAAGCGATCGAAATCCTTAATATTATTAAACATACTCATTCTCCTATTAAGCGAGTTTAGTTGTTGTCACCCAGTAGGCGTGACGGTTTTATTTATCAGATAAAGTTGAATACCTGCTTCTTGAAGCATCATTTTTGTGATATCCCAGTGAAAATGTTCAACATCTTCTGCTGGTTCATACGATACTACCTTCGTAATTCCTTTCTGAATGATGCTCTTCGCGCATTCGCTACAAGGCAAAAGAGGACTATAAAGCGTACAACCTTCGACAGACAGCGGAGCATTGTCGAGTGCATTCCGTTCGGCATGAGCTACGAACAAATGCTTCGTCGGTCTATCGTTGTATCTCTCTGCGAGATCTTTCACACCACGAGGAAAGCCATTAAAACCAAGAGAGACGATACGATTGTGCTTATCTACAATGACGCAGCCTACTTGTGTTCGAGGATCCTTTGACCATGTCGCGACATGATCAGCGAGATCGAGGAATCGTGCTGCCCATTTGCTCACTTCTTTTTCTCCGATTTAACAATACGTTCACGCAAACCAGATGAACTGTAGTTGTGCTTGCGACTGCAGTAGTGAATCGGAATGTATAAATCGGATCCTGTAAAATCTGTTCGACCAGAGTAATCAGATCCAAGAAATCGAACATCCCAATCATAACCTGACAATAGGTTGAGTAGATCTTCTTCTGTATCATATGGAATGATCTGATCCACATATTTGCAGGCATTAACCTGAATAAACCGCTCGGACAACGCCTGAACTGGCTTGTTTTTCTCAGGTCGATCGATTGTAGGATCTGATTGTAGAGCCACGACCAAACGATCACAGTTTTCCTTTGCTTCAGTCAACATCAAGATATGACCTGCATGAAACAAATCAAAACAACTTGCTACGATGCCTACGCGTTCAGTCATTCAAACAAAACTCCAATTACAGTTATCATAGCAAGCAAAAGAATAATACCAAGACAACCTGATCCAGTTAGTCCATCCCACATTGCGCGTTGACGAGGATGATTAGTCATAATCGACGCCTTCATCTTGTTTGCGACCCATGTAGTGATCATCACTTACGCAATGAAACTGTGCCTGAAGTCCACTATTAATAATCGTGCGAGTCACTTCACCTGCAAACTGAGCACACTGTTCCTGGCCATCAGTCTCATAGACATCCTTGGCAATGAACTCACCTTCTGCAGTAAACAGATAAACAATTAACCAAAAACTCATTTCACTTCAACCTTGACAAGATTAGAAGGAGCAACGCAATAAGAGCCTGCATCGGTATCGACCTTAATTAGGCCTCCATCGTAGCAAGCCTTAATAGTTGCTTTATTCAGTGCGCGTTCTTCGTTTTCATTAATGATAGCCGATCCAAGAAACCAGCCAGTCAATAAAACCAGTAAACCCACCATTGTAGTAAAACTAAATACACGATCAAAAATTGTTTCCATAATATTCTTCATATCAATTCCTTTTTATATTGAACCCATTTTGCAAACAGCCCGACTTCGCGGCCATATGCTTCGATCTCCCAAGGAGAGTCAAAGTAATCATCTTCTTTACGTTTTGCTTTCCAAACTTCTCCCATCCACTTGCTGTAGATTTTGAGGCCTCCACGCGCAGCTACTGCATGACCAGTCTGAAGTTCGTTCTTGGCATGCTGCTTGACATGGACCATTTCGTGGCCGAGAGTTTTGATCATTGTACCAATGTCTTGGTCACCCTTCAAGCCAATGGTGAACCACCGAGGATTGCGAAAACCGTCTTCATCGACACATTCGCCTTCAACATCAAGGTTGTTATAAACTTCGATGTCGAGGGTAAGGTTGCGGACCATGCGAGGATCCATCAACTGATCGGCAAAAAACTCTGCGGCTTCCTTCAGGAGGGCTTTTTCTTTACGCTTGCCAATCATGCCGGTAATCGTGATATTCATGTTTTCGTCCTTCATCATTATAGGTTCATCCTATCATGAAAATGGATTAATGTACATGTTTATTTTGATGTCGCGCGATAAATTCCGTCCCAATCAAGGAGTTTTTTGGACTGAAGATTTTGGATGCGCTGTTCCATCATCTCGTAGTATGCATTCAGCTCTTCGTTCCAGCAACGCTTCAGATCTTTTATCAGATTAAGAGCTGCATCCCAATTACCTTGACGATAGAAGTCGAGGAACTTTTTATGTAGAAGTTCTCCTGCGCCATCAGCAACATCAAAAATAGTATAGATGCGAGCAGGTTCTGTCTTACCTTTTACGGCAATGAGATCAAGTTCAACTACTTGGTATACATCCCTAACCAATTCGGCAGTTTGTGGCCCGACGACAAGTTTGACCCCATAAGGCTTGGATTGACCTTCCAAACGAGCAGCCAAATTAACGCCATCACCCAGGCAAGTATAGTCAAAACGCTGAGTACTGCCCATATTGCCAACAACCACAGTGGCAGTGTTAATACCAAGACCCATCCCAAAAGCGGGTATGCCTTCTCTTTCAACTTCTTCATTAAATATCTCCAGGTCTTTTAGCATCTGAAAGGATGTTCTCACTGCATCTAATGCATGCTGTTTGTTATCGAGTGGCGCATTCCAGAATGCCATCTGTGCATCACCAATATACTTATCTAACGTCCCATTGTTTTCAAGAATTGCTCTTGTCATGACTGTCATATAACGATTCATGATTGATGTGAGGCCTTGGACATCTTCTCCGTAGTGTTCAGAAATTGTAGTAAAGCCTCGAACGTCAGTGAACATAATCGAAAGCTCTCTTGATTCTCCGCCGAGTTTCAAGAGGTCTGGTTGTCTTTGCAATCTCGCAACCAGATCTGGACTCAGATATGTGCCAAACTGTTTCTTAATCTGCTGCTTCTGAAGGAATTCAGAGATAAACTTTACGGTATAAATATGCATGTAGATGATAGCGATGGCCATTACGTTAAACGTCACATCTAACAAGATTCCTTTACTCGCGAATAAATACATCGGTAAATAAAGGTATCCACCTAGAATCAAACCTATCCAAACGATAGAGTATTTTAATCGAGAGATAATGATCAATGACAGAGCTAAAACAAGTAGAGCAGCCAAATCTACAAGCTGAGTCCAATTCGGAATCGAAACAGAATCACCATTTATCAGAGTCTCAAGAATACTCGCCTGGAGCTGATGGGGATGCTGCGCACCTGACGGAGTCGCTACGGGATTACTTACTCCAGCTGCAGTCACGCCGAGAATCACGATTTTACCTGTCAGATCAGGCAAAGGACTCGCATCAATTTCGTATGACTGGAATCGATAGTTCGGATTGATGAACACTCTTCCATATTCGTCTGTTTTAATTGTTTCAAAAGAAGGAATTCGTAATGCTTCAACCCCAGTCTGATTTATCTTGGCTTGATACGAAGAGTCTCCTGCAGC